GTTATGTTCATTGGCTTGAGGAGATGATGTTATGTTGACTATTTTAGGCTTTTTAGAATTACTCTAACCAAATATGTAAAGTTTTGTATCGAGATTCAACATTTCTGATCTAATACCTATCCATTCAGTGCCTTGATAAGTAAAGGTTGCTAGGTCAAAAGTATAAGGAAGCTCAGGCCCTTGAGTTACTATTAAGCCCCCTGTATTTGATGTATAAGCTGAAGCAGTATTAATATGTAATACAACACTTCTGTTATAAGCAACAGAAGCACCTCTACTAAGAAATAAATTACCAATACAGTAATTTTGCTCAAGAGCAGTAGAGGTATATCTTTGATGTAAAGGTATAACAAAATTAATAAAGTCATTAAGAACATTAGTAGGTATACTAACTTTCTTCCAGAACTTAATATAACTATTACCTTCTACAGTTGAGTTACCTCTTACAGTTAAATTACCTAATGCTTCTATATCACTATATTGAGGACTAATATTAAGATCATATTCCTCAAAGCGTCTAATACTTCTATCCATCTCAGAGTTCCATAGAGAACTAGAGAACTTAGAACCATAGCTAACTGTTTGAACAACACTATTAGGTGTCTTTCTTCTTACTTGAATTACTGTACTAGGTATAGATGTACCTGTATATGTAAGAGTAGTGGGAGTAGTTTTAGTATAGGAACTATTGCTGACACTAACCCCATCATGAAATACTACAAAGTCTTTTATAGATAAGTCAGTTAATAAATTAGCTGCAGTGACATCTATTACAAAATTAGTACCTGACCTAGTCACTGTTACAAATGCTGTTGACATATTAAATTAATATATTAAGGGTTAGTAAGGGGAGAATATTCTCCCCTTTATTACTGCTCTGTATACATACGGTACATTCTTATATTTCTAGCTACGTTGTCAGTTGTTCTTAACTGAAAACCATTGTTCATATAAGCATTAGCAGTAGGAAGGTTATTAGAAGTAGATCCTGAATAACTTAAACCATCTGTTAGGTTATCTATTCTGTATCCAATTGAAGTACCTGCTCTAGGACATTCAATGTAGAAGTCATACATCTTTTGAGGAGTAAATGTAGCACCAACTATAGGCACAACATTCTGAGTAGTACCATCCTTAGTTACAAACATCCAAGTAGTATCACCTCTAGAAGTACTGTATTGGAATGCAGCATAGTTACCAGCTATATCACTTGTTGCTGTAGCACTACCATCACTCCATATAGCATCTAAACCATTGAGACCAATAAGTATTCTGCAATTTGTATAAGAAGCATCAGGGAAGTATAAGCGAGCAAAGTAAGAGAAACCACCAAACCCGTTGGCATTACTTCCTCTACAATAAATACGAGCATTAGCACTAGACCCTGCTCTAGCTTCACCAGTAGCAGCAGTAGCATAGTTAGTCATGTAGGGTACTAGGTCATCTGTTGGGCTGGGGTGAGAAATAGTACCTTGGTTAGTAACATACATTCCATGTGTATCAGGAGCAGTACTGCCATTAGATGGATATAAAATACATACATGGTTTCTACCCATTCCAGCTTGTATTAACCATTCTCTGCCATCAGGAGCTTGCATTACAGGACGTACTCTAGTGGCAAAGTCTCTACCATAAACAAGAGTAGTGTTAGCAGCAGGAGCAATTAACTTATTAGCACTTCTAGAGAAGTTAAAGGAGGTTAGTGTCTTCTGACCTGTGATAATTTGACTGGAGTTAGTGTTAACTATTAGATCAGTATTAATTGCATCTAACTTAGCTTTATCTACAGCAGTCATTGAGCCAGCTCTAGAGCTAGTAGCAGGAGTACCTGTGAATAGATCGTTAGGTGTTATTTTTTTATTACCTGAAGTACCTGCACTTACATCTACAATAGGTAGAACATCATTAGCTCTATCTAATTGAATACCTAAGAGTGAGGTACTATCTGTTATTTTCTGTGAGGCCATATTATTTTTAATTTATATAAGTTTATTCTTCTTGTAAAAATGAACTGTTATCTTCCATTAGGAAGAAGTCACCATCTTCCATTAGTAAACCAACTGACTGAGATGGAATATTAGTACTGTTAACTGAGGAAGATAGGGTAGATATTGAGTCAGCAGATAAAGCAGTATCAAAACCTATAACAGTATCTATATATCCTGAGTAATTAGGACTTGATCCACCAATAATTAAACTACCGTTGTAATTATAAGCAGCTACTTCTTTATTCCATTCCCAGAAGTCATTACCATTATGTCTAGTGGTAGTTCTTAAGTTAGTAGGTTTAGTTCCATCAAGTCTATCTATTAGATATCCACCATACATAGTCTGTCCACTAACTACTACAGCGTTAACAAGACCTTGGTTAGAGTGAGGACTATCACCATACCAACTCCAATGTAATGCTCCTACTCTCTTCTCTCTACTTACTGCATATGCTGCTTGGGTAGCTCTTTCTATAGAGTTGCCTGCATTGTCATATCCAAATTCACCAAAATATATTGGTAAACCTAAAGCATGAACTCTAGTTACATAGTCCCTGAGTTTATTGTTATAAGCTTCTTGGTTATGTTTAGAGTCTTCCCCCCATGTTTCATATACGTGTATACCAAAGAGAATATTGTCATATTTAATTACAGGAGTATTACTATTATCAGGATCTCTAAAAGATAGTAAGTTCTGACCTCTACTTAATATTCCACTAGATGTAGTAGGAACTACGTTAGCGTTATAACTAGCTCCACCTTGTCCAAAGAATAAGTCATTACAGACAATAATATTCTGAGCACCTGTATCCCTAATAGCTTTAATGTATTTCTGGTACATATAAGTCCAGGCATTTAATTCACTGGATGGGTTAACTCCACCAGGTTCATTAACAGGTTCTAGCCAGACATAAGGGTTATTCTTATATAGGTTAGCTAGTGTTACTCCCATATCAATTACTTGCTGTAGTGTAGGGAATGTAGTATCTGTAAGTAACTTACCAGCAGCAGAGTTATCTATAAAGTGAGCATAGTCAAGGATACATACCATGCCTGCTCCTGTTATAGCTGTGACAGCTTCATTAATTGCTGCCATCTTGTCAGCTCTAAAGTCACCACCTCTTGAGGTTAGGTTAAATAAGTCAGCACATACTCTAACTGTATTAACTCCCCAAGCTTGGATATAGGTAACAGCATCAGGTATATATCCTGTAAATGTTCTAGGAGTACCTGCAATAGTTACTGTGCCTATCTTCTGAGTAAAGTAAGGAAAGTTATAACCAGCTACGTTAAACCCTCTAGGTATAAACTCTGACCAGTTAGGAGCGTATATTTTATTTCCAATAGTTCTAAATATTGTCATATTAATTATTAAGTTGTAGCTACCTGGTTGCCATTTAAATAAACTTTCTTAGTACTTGTTGTACAAGTACCTACCCATACCCTTGAAGTATTAACAGGGAAGTTAACTGAGGGGTTATCGTAGGTTAATGTACTATCAAACTGAGTTGCTGAAATAGTATTAGCATCAGCATACCCAAGAATAATATTCTTATTAGATATAGATGTAGAGTTTTGTATAAAGTTATTGTTTGTACTAATACTAGTAGCTCTTTCCTTAACCAATAGAGTAAAGTCACTAGCTAACCAGGAAGTATCAATAAATAGAGAGCCATTGGTAAATGAAATACCTCTGCTATCAAACTTACCAGAAGTAATTATCTGAGGTTGTAGAGATGTATCAACCTGAGATGCATTCCTATTGTTAGGAGACTGGTCATAGTATACAGTTATAAAACCATTAGATGAGCCTACAAAGTCTAATAGAGATGTAATGTCTAATTGACCATTGCTATCAAAATAGATATCTTGCTGGGCATTATCAGAGCTTCTACGTACTCTAATACAAGGGCCTGTATAGTCAGAGAATAACTTAGTAAGAGAATAAGCAAATACTACATTTGTATAACCATCAAGTGCAAGAGTAGGTGTAGTAGTAATAGGAGTATCACTTGACTTATAAGCTAATACTTTACCACTAGTTAATTTATAGGTAGTTATATCACCATAAATAGTTTGGCCTGCTGGTATTGTGTACCCAGTTAAAGCACCTGATACTCCATCAACAGTAATACTACTAAAGACAGTATCATTTAGTATTTGAATAACACTAAAGCTGCCTGTGACTGTAGAGGTGTCAGTGGTAACTACTCCACCATATTTACCTAAGTCTTCAGATAGCTTCTTATTTAATAAATTAAAGTTTATGGCATCTGGCTTTCTATCAAAACCATCTGTGCCATACAGTTGCATTAATAATTCTGAATTCATATGTATCAAATATTTATCTATAAATTTATGTAGCCCCTTAGTTAACCAATAAGTTAAATGTAAAGTTAAACAATAAGGATAGAACGCAGGATAGGAGAGGGTAGGGAGAGGGAGAGGGAGAGGGTAGGGAGAGGGAGAGGGTAGGGAGAGGGAGAGGGAGGGAGAAGGGAGGGAGGGAGAGTTATACCTACATGGTACGTACTATATATTTCTATAACTCTTATTTGATAAGGCTTTCAGTCATTTTAGGGTGTACAAAAACTGTCCAAATTCTTCATTACAGCTTCTACTGTCCTTCCTGAATTACTCTCTGTAATTCTTCTTGACCTACTATTGGTAAATTACCTTCTACTATCTTTTGCTTAAGCTGTTCTCTATATACCTGAGAAGGTGGAATGTCATTCATGATCATGTATGCTGCTATCCTTCTAGCATCCATAGCAGTTTGGTTTAGGGTATCAGATAGTTTATTTAACTTAGCTTCCCTTGCTTTAAACTCATTAGGTGGAATTTTATCTCTATTAGCTGATAAGTATAATGACTCCTTCTGCCATCTCTTCTGCATCTCACTTAGGTCTATCATGATACTGGTAAAGGCTTGCTGTACATTCTTCTTAGTATCTATAGACCTATATTTTTTACCTAGTAACATATCTACTTTTTCTGAATTAGTTCCCTTCTCCCAAGCTAATTTAGCAGCATCCTTATCAGTTCTTGAATAGCCTGCCCAGCTAGGTTTACCAGGTACTATTACATTACCCTTAGAGTCTGTTATCTCTCTTCTACCAAATACATCTCCTGGGTTAGTTCTATTAATTACATCCAGTAATGGTATTAGGGTAGTTACTATTCCTTGTGCTGCTTTAGGTACAGGCAAGCCTAGGAAGGTATTCTGTCTATTATTATCTATCTTCTCACCTGTGAACTTATCCCTACCTGTAATACTATAAACAAGATCATCATAATAAGTACTACCAAAGAAAGCTCTAGCAGCATCAGTCCAGTCAGTTTCACCCATAGCTTGCTTTCTTTGTTCTGTGCTAGTGCCTGGATAGAAACCTAATGCCCTTTGAATATGTTTACCCGCTATATCTACAAAGGATAAAGTATCACTTGTTCTGTCATAATTAGAAGGAAACATTACCATGATGTGACCAGTATTAGGGTCTCTTCTCTTAAGAACCATTGGCTCATCATTCTCATATTCATTTAAACCAACCTCAGGTATTTCATTTATTCCATTAGCTTGGTTAAATAATGAGCTAAGTCTTTGATATGCTAAGAACCTTTGAGGGTTTCTCATTGCCATTCTTATAGTTGAGCCTAAACTAAAAGCTCTCCAGGTAAAGAAAGGTATAACATACTGATCTACCTTCTTAGTCAAAGTACCTGCCATATCAGTAGATGGGAAGTATTCACCTATCCATCTATCTAATTCTTCAAAGCTATTTATATCAGGTCTTTTTAAATTTAAACTAACTACATTCTCCAATACATCAGGTAAGCCACCCCATGTATTCCTCTTAGCAACAGATAAAGCAACAGTAAATTTCATCCACTCATCCACAAAGCTGGATATCTCAGCTAATGTACCCACTGTCTTAAAGAAGGTATTACTAGCTGACTTACCAGGATGTTTAGCTACTTCTTGTAGAGTTCTAAGAAAGTCACTGCCTAACTCTTTAGCTACTACTGGGTCTTTAAATACATCTGAGTATCTCTTTATATAACTGAGAGATGCTCCCCAATTAATACCAGAATGTTTATCTATACCAGGAATACTGTTATCTAGTCTTGCCCATACTTCTTGAGCAAACTTTAACTTAGTATATTTCTTATTACCTACTACTCTAAATACCTTAGTATTATCTATTATACTGAGTTTATTCATACGTCTAGCAGCAGTAAAAGCAAACCCTTGTACTAAGTCATGTAGGTGACCTCCTGCAGCCACTAGAGATATCATTCCATCCATTAAGTTTCTAGTAATAAATTGTATATTACTACCTAGTAATGCACTACCTTTTAAGTATTTACCCCACCAAGTAACATATCTAGAAACATTAGATAAATGAGCGGCAGAGGAGGATATCTCTAATTGAGCAGCTAGGTTGCGAGCAACTGTTTTATGTACATACATTCCCTGCATAGCTGCTTGCTGTTCAGGAGTAAAGAACTTATTAAGTATATTAATTGCATCCTTCTCATCAACCTTAAAAGCCTCAGCAAAGTTGATAAAGTTCTTTTTATTCTTATCTGCTAAGTTAGCAAAGTCTGCTCCTGTAATAGCCCATCCTTGTTTAATAGCTTCACCAGAGAATACAGTCTGAGTCATTGACCAGTTTTGTGTAGCTTTCTCTATATCTCTGCTAACCTTATTTAATGCTTGTTGAGGGTCGGTAATAAATAATTCATCTAAACTCCCAAAACCTAAACTATATTCTTTATTCAAGGTAGTTATTATCTCAGACATAGACATAGGTATTTGCTGAATTACACCACTATCTACTAAAGTATCTAAAGTACTTGCTGGAACTTTCTTTAGTAATTCATTCCACTCTTCACCATTGGTTATCATCCTAGCTAGATCATCTCTAGGTACACCTAGTAACTCAGAAACCACATCAAGATGAGCAGGTACATAATGGTTAGTGTTTCTTATAGTCTCAAACTTAGAACCAAACTCAGCTTTATCAACACTTACTACTTTGGTTCTACTACTTACTTTAGGACTTATTCCTTCTGCTGCTGCCTTAGCTTCACCTATTTTCTCTAGAGCATCTTTCTTATAAATGTGAGGAAAGTAACCCAGGTTAGCTAACTGTTCTACATCATAACCAACAGCTTTAGCAGCTAAGTTAGCTTCAGTAAAGGTAGTACTAACATTACTAGCTTGCCCTTTAATGAGAGTTAGACTCCATTCATCTAAACCCTTAGCTTTCCATTTATTTACAAACCTGTCATACCTAATTTCATTAAATATTTTGACCCCATCTGTATCACCATAAAGAGTATTACGTTTAGGGATATTACCTATCTCTAGAACATCTACCATTAATTCTCTAATTTCTACTGATGATAACTTTTCACCAAAGTTAGCGTGTATAAAACCCCTTAGTTTACTAATACGTTCAGAAGAAGTATAAGCAGTAGCAGCACTAACTGTACTTCTAGCGCTTCTCTTAGCATTAACCAGAGTCTTTTTAACTTCACCAGCAATAGAATATTCTAGACTAGGGTTGAATAGATCAAACTTCCTTAAAGCCCCTAATTCAACAGCTAAGAAGGTCTGTATTTTATAGGACTGGCTTGGATCTATTGAGACAACTTCCCCAACTCTTTGCTGCCATATCTCTTCCTTCTTAGCTATCTCTCTAGCTTCTTTAAGGGCTTGAGCTTCTTCAGCGTTATTAGGAAGTCTAGCTAGCATCTCATTTCTTCTGTGAGTTTCCTCTACAGCTTTAGCTATCTTCTCCCTACCTTCTTTAGTATTAAAGTTATACTTCTCTCTTTCTAGTTCTGTTGGGTTGTTATTACAAATATTAGACATTTACACTTCCTTAGAATTCACAAGGGTTATCGTTAGGTTTACTAAGTTCTCTATCAAGTCTTTCCATTTCTTTCTGGTCTTTCTCTAATTGCTGTAGCCTATTAACTTCTTTTTCTCTCTGAGCTAATTCAGTAAGTTCTGTATCTGCTTCATCTAAATTACTAATAGCTTCAACTTGCTTCTGTCTAGCTTCTTTAAGTTTATTAATAGTATCTTCTCTTAATTGAGACTGAAGCCTAACACCAGACTCCATGTGGTTAACTTGAGCAGATGGGATATTAGGGTTATCTAAGGCAGTCATTGAGTCAGCATTATGTCTTGCGATCGCAGATCCTATCTCATCAACATTATCTAGAGCTTGTGTATTAATAACCTGTACTTTAGAAGTATCAAGTACATTAAGAGTATTACCGTCACTTAAACCATCAAACCCTGCTTCTCTTAGTGAGTAATTAACTTGTCTTTTAACATTAGATAGTGTTGCTTCTGAGTTATCACCAGACTTAACTAATGCCCTCTCAATAGCCCCATATAACTCACTAACAGTTATAGTGTCAGTATTTCTTTTAACTATTTGTACAAAACGTTTAGAAGCTTCTGTTCCTTTACCAACTACAGACTGTAGGGAGTTAACAAATAACTTCTTAACTGTTTTACTAGCTGGTTCATTAACATCTATTACATTATCTAAGTTAGGTTTAAGTTCATATACTTTAGGAGTACCAAAGTTTCTGTCTTCTATGTAAGGTAAGTTTTCTCCTACTGTTGCTTTAGCAAAGTGACTAGCTCTTTCTGGATCAGTACTTAAATATAAACCTTGACCCCATTCAGCATTACTGCCTGTACTAATTGGGTCATAGTTAGGAGACCAGTTAACAACACTAGAGCCATGATAGAAAGGTTTAGAGTTAATAGGAGAGTCTGCTAGTGAGTCAATGACCTCATCATATTTAAATACATCTAGCTTTTCTCCTTCTCTTAGTGAGTCAATAGCTTCTCTAAGTGGACGAAGAGTGCTATCTAACTCCTCGTTAAAGTTATCAAGTAATGCAGCATCATCACCTGCTTTAGTCTTAAATAATTCTTGTGCCCTTTTAATTAAATTATTAAGGCCCTTCTTATCTCTAGGTTCTATATTCTTAATAGCTTCTAGTACTATTTCTTTAGAGTTGTAATTAGTAGCTATATCTTCTATAACTTGAGGAGAAATTATATCTGCCTCACTTATAGACTTTCTACCTATATCAGCAGTATTCTCTATTATTCTTACAGACTCACTAAGGGCTAATTCTTGCTGACCTAACTCATATTCAAGTTTATTAACTACATCACTAATTTCCTCTAAGTCTCTTTCAGCTTCCAGTTTTATAGCAGTTGCTTCTACTACTGGTTGACTCTTACCTATTTGGTTATCAGGTATTATTTCATTTTGTAGTTCTTTTAGGACAGCCGGGTTCTTAACATCAGGGTTATTAAGTTGATCAGTTATTTCCTCTAACCTAGCTAGAATGTCTTCTACCTTAGCTGGATCATCTGTACTATTTAGTGCCTTCTGTAGTCTTTTCTGTTCCCTTTTTAACTCATTAATAGCTCTGGTTTTATTTAACTCAGTACCTTTCCAATATCCAGTACCAGTCATCATAACTGGTATTTCAGTTACACCACTATCTCTGAGTACAGCAAACTCATTAGCCCCCTTAAGGAATTTAACTTGACCATCAGAGCCTACAGATATTTGAGGTATAGTTACTGGTTCATCTGTATTAGCTATTTTTAGTAAAGCTTCCTCATATTTCTTTTTAACAGAACCAATACCATCAGCACCTATCTTCTTCTCTTTCCATGCATTATCTATTTCACTGACAAGTACTCTCTTTAATTCACCCTTAGCTTTATTGTCAGTAAGATAATTTATTTTATTATTACTAGCTTTAGCTTTAATTCTAGGTTTCTCATACCCAGGTAGGAATGACTGTTTAACTGATGTATTTATTGTCTGTGTAGACTTTTGAGTAAGTACAGTATCACCTCCCTCAATTACAGAAGCATAGCGAGAGTTATCTACTACCACTTCTTTCTGTGCCTTGTAAGCCTTAGGGGGATCAACAACTATTCTAAAGTTAGGATCAGATAAAGCAGCTATATCAATAGGTGCCCCATTCTCAGAGAACAGTCTGTAATATACAGGGTCTTGTATTCCTCTAGCTTCTAATATCTTCTTAACATCAGTCCATCTTTGTATTCTTACCTTATCCTTAAGTATTCCTCTATAAGCACTACTGATAATAGGTTTACCATCTGGAGCAGGTACTACTCTCATTAAAGCTAATACTTGGTCTTTAGTTCTCTTAGCTTGTTTAACTACTTCTTCACCTATCTGAGTACCAGGTATATTGTTAGATAATAATTTAGCTGCCTCAGATACAGTTAATTCTCCTTTTAATGCGATCGCAGGTAAAACTTTAGTCTTAGGTTCAGGAGTATTACTAATAGTTTCTACTTCTTTTTTAAGTGTCTCTACTACATCCTTTTGAGCTTCTATCTTGGCAGGTCTTATATTAGGTTTATTTTGTAGTCTAATAAGTTCTGATGTTTCTCTAACTAAGTCTGCTTCCTTTTCTACTTTAAGAGGTATAGAGGGACTAACTAATTCTGGTGCTGGAGATGGAGCTTTAGTCTCTACTGATGTTGGAGTTAGGGCTTTAGTTTCTAAGTCATCTACAACATTCTGTAGTGGTGTTTTATTAACAACCCCTTCTACAGCAGAGGTCGTCACATTACTCTCAGGTAATAAACCTTTAACAGGGCTAGGAGGTAATTCATTTACAACTTCTTTTAACCTTCCTAAGTCATTTAGTTTAATAACAGGTACTTCTACATCTCTACCTATTATTAACTTAATGGCTTCTACTTCAGGAACTAACTCAGTTGTTCTCTTAACTAATGTTCCTTCACTATTAATTAGTAATACTTTAGTAGGTTTATTAGGAACAACTGAGCTGCCTATAGGAGTAACATCAATAGTAATTACCCCATCAGCTTCTTGAGTTATTCTTTGAGCTTCATTAATTTGTGTAGTTAGTTTATTTAACTCAACCTTGGAAGCTTGAATATCTCCCTTCTTAAGAAACCTGGCTAACTTACCAGACTCAGGTATACCCTGAATAGCTGTCAATGCTCCACTGATATTATTACTATTCAGGCTAACAGATACTTCATTTAACTTAGTACTTACTTCTACAGAGTTAGAAGCTAGCTTAGGAGTTCTAATACTATATTGGTCAATGCTGGCATTAAGTGAATTAAGGGCTTCTCTAGCTTTACTATATTCTCCATTCCTTATTAAACCTATTATGTTTCTAGCATCTGCTTGTAGTCCATAACCTTTATAACTGTTACCAAACTCCCTTAACTTCTGAGCAGTTTCTAGGGGTTTATTATTATTTAAGGAGGCTCTGGCACTATTAAGTATACTCATTGCCTCATTAGCTTTAGCCTCACCTAAGTTAAATGTTTTATTAATAGGTATATTAGGAACCTTAAGAGGACTAGGAGTTGGCCCTCTATATGGAGTAATGAGAGTAGGGTTAATAGGACTAGGTGGGTTAACTTTCTTAGGAATATTAAGAGGAGTAACTTTAACTAATGCACTCTCAGGAGGAATAGGAGTATAAGGTTTAGGCTCTGGCTTAGGTGCTTGTACTATTTTCTCTGGTGCTTTAATAGGTACTTTACTAGGAGCTTTAATAATACCCATCTTCTTAGCTAATGAGTATATTGGTTTAATAGCATCAGTAGCATCAGGCATACCTACATCAAGTAGTAAGCCTACGTAAGTTAATGGGTTAGTATATTCTATACCAGCATTACCAGGGTCTCTACCTGCCTTAAGACCTATAGGGTTTTTAACTCCTTGAGTATTATACTCATAGTCACTGAAGGAATAACCAGCACCTTTAAATACATCTAATAAATAATTACCCTTATATTTAAGGTCTGGGTCTAATAAACCATTAGCAGTAGGACTATAGTTAGGTCTATTACCTTTAATAGCATTCTCTGCCGTCTTCATGGCTAGAGCATTAACTATTCCTCCTACTAACCCAGGTAAACCACCACTCGCAGAGTTAATAATATTACCAGTCTGCCCTGCTAGATCAGCAGCATTCTTAGGTTTAAGGTCATTAACATTTGTAGGAGTGTAATTAAATAACTGTCTAACTGTCCAGTTAGGAAGGTTATTTAAGTTGTATAGAGCATTACCTATTAAAGGGATACTTTTTAAACCATTATCTATATTCTTTTTAACTTCAGCAGCACCACCCATAGGAACTGAACCAAGTAAATTAATAAAATATAGAAATGGGTTATTCCCTACATTAGTTCCTGGTAATAATTGTCTAGTATCTACAGGCCCATAAGTATTATTAGGCTGGTTATAGTAAGAAGAATTAGCCCCTAATGGTTTAGTACTATCAGGTCTATACTGTCTTGGATCAGTTCTAGTTTGAGGAAGGGCTTGAATATTAGCAGCAGTAGAAACTGAGTTAGCAAAGTTAGATATTCTGCTATAACCCGCTTTCCATTGACTAGAGTAATTAGGGGTAGGTATATACAGAGTTGGAATATAATTATTAGTCAATTCATTCTCATCGACTACTGCTTGGTTTATCTTTCCTTGTCTAATTAATTCTTCTCTATAGTCTTTAGATACAGCACTATCAACACTCCCATAAGTTTCCCCAGATAGTACAGGGGCAGATGTGGGCTGTATTTCTCCTGGTAGGTTAAAGGTACTTGTTGTTGGGGGAGTGCTTTGACTATTGTTGGTAGAGGGGGAGCTTGTTGTATCTGACTCAGTATTAGTTTCAGTAGTGATACTCTCTCCTGCTGTGGGGGCAGGATCTACATTATCAGTCTGAGATATAGGTGTCTCACTGTAATAGTTATCAGGTGAGTTATTAGGTAATACAGGTAGCTGCTTGTTGGGTGGAACTATGTTAGTAGTACTAGTTAATGGTGTTTGACCTAATTGTTGTTCCACACTCTGAGGTTGTAATTGAGGTAATGGAGTCTTTATATTAGGTACTTTTAAATTGTCTTTATTCTTAGGGTTATTCCCTTCTTGAAAGTCTTGAATAATACTCATTATGCAAACTGAGATATGTGGGGGACAAAGCTATCAGAACGTCTTAATTGTTCACATACTTTACATCCTTCATGGTAGCCAGTATGAGTTGTAGCTATTAAACGTTCTATTCTTACAGCACTAGACTGCCATTTTCTACCTACAGGTTTACCCATTCTATTGAGATATTCCCTTAAGGTTGTCCCATAACTATCTCTTCTATTAAGTGCCTTATTTTTATCCTTAGCTAAGTCTCTAGCTAAAGACCATCCACCTAATACAGCAGCAGCATAATACTCTGCACCTTTACCCTGAACATGAGGTTTAACATAAGAGAGTTGGAAGTACTTAACCATCCAAGGTACTTGCTTCTCTGGGGGAAGCTTCATTAATTGATGTATGGTAATTCTTGGCATCTTAAATTGAGCAGATATATCATCTAATGCATCCTGCCCAAAACCCATAATTCCTACATATTGACCACCAGCACCATGAGCCGACTGCATCTTACTAGGACTAAAGCTAGTTTCATTATTGATAATGTCAGCTAGAACTGCTCCTGGTATACCTAACTCTTTAGCACCTTTATTAATAGCTTCTCTCATAGCAGCATTGTTAGCTAAGTAAGCATAGCCATGAGTATCACTCATATCTTGTTGAGGAGCCATGCTGGACTGATATCCAGTCTTAGCAGGGTTCTGGGGGGTGAATGTTTTATTAGCATCGGTTAAGGGTCTATCTGGCTGGTTAATTCTACCCAGTCTTCCATTATGGATATAAAAACCACCCGCTAATTGGGTTGCATTATTAGGAACTCTAGGCTGGTTGCCTCCCTTATAAGTTGCATTAGTAGTATCTCCAGTAGGTCTTTTAGTATTAGATACAACTACAGACTGTGAAGACATATACTCAATAGGGTCAATAGTTCCTTGTTCCTTAAACCCATCATTGGTTCTTATCTCCCAATGCAGATGCGCTCCGCTAGATCGTCCTGTATTACCACTTAAAGCAATAGTATTACCTGGGGCAACTACATCACCAACCTCAACATTAGTAGAGCTGAGGTGAGCAAACCTATGGTAAGGTCCATCAGCACCTTTGATGGTTACATACCAACCATACCCATTCTTATCAAACTTCTTTTGGACTACTCTACCTTGCATATAGAAAGTAATAGGAGTACCAGAAGGTACTACAATATCTTCACCTGCATGAATATGTGTAGGACGCTTCTCCCTATAGTCCCTTCTAGTAAGTGCAATATTCTTAGTACCTGCGGGAAATGGAAGGATAATTTTAGACCTAGCAGAGCCACCAGTAACATCATTAGAGAATGGAGTACTTACAGTTAAGAAAGCATTGATATTAGTTAGTGTGCTGGAGTTAAACATTATACTTCCAGTGTCGGGATCTTGAATTACATAGTCAGAATTTATCCCTTCACCCTGACCAGCATTAAAATTTCCTTGTATTCCTAACCTAGTGTTTCTACTTTCCTGGGCTCTCTTTTGAGCCGCTTGTGCTTGCGTATTAATATAAGTTTGAACTGCTTCTATTCTTTTAGGCCCTTCTTTCTTAAGTGCTTCTGGAGGTTTATCTAAACCATAAGGTTGGTATTTAGACCTAATACGTTCTGCCTCTTCATCTAAGGTTCTTAACTTAGCATTTGCTGCTTCTAGATATCTGCTTCTAGCTGCATTCCATTGTGTCACATCTTCTTTATTAATACCTCCAAATAGTTCTCCAAATACCCCACCTTTTTTACTTTGAACAATTAACCATTCAGTATCATTCTGCTGAACTTTAGCAATAGTTAAATTTAAGTCGGCCTTTTCTCCAGGTATTTTAGATAACCTATCAAAGTCTCTATCATGTTCCTCTGCTAGACTTATTGCTGCTCTTACACCGGGTATCTTAGAGCGAATTGGGTCATTTTTATACTGCTCTAATACTGACCTATTATTCATGAACAGTAGAGTTAATGCCCCTACTTGTTCATTAGTAGTTCCTATATTATTAACTTCCTGACTAATTTCATCTATCTGACCTTGTTCTAAAGCTTGTGATAATTCTTGAGCAGTTCTATAGTCCTTTTGAGCTTGGAAAGGGTCAGGGTCATTTAGGGTAGCTGGTAGACCATTTCTTCTTCTAGCTTCAAATAATTGATATTCATATACTGAGCGAGGTATTTCTTCTTGTGTGCCTAACTTAGACTTATACCTAGCAGTAATTTGAGAAGCTTCTATAGTGTATTTCCTAGCCCCTTCTAATTGAGCTACAATTTGCGCTCTGGCACTCTGGTTTTCTCCTACTGCCTTCTGAACCTCATCCCATAAACTAGAAATAAGTGTATACTTGTCGGAGTCTGATAAGTTTATATTTGGGTCAGTAAGTATCCCATTAATTTTGGTAGATAATTGCTCAAGAGTAGGGTTTATATCTGCTGTAGGGTTAGCTTTTATTTTAGATATTTCAGGAGATATTTCAATTAACTTACCACTGAGAATAGTACTAGTTCTATTCTTTTCTATCTTGTCAGTCTGCTCAGTTATTCTAGTATTATCACTATCTAGTTGAGTCTTAACGTTTTGATAGATAACATTACTAAATTTAGTTACTTGTTCTGGAGTAAGCCCACTTTTTTCTAATACATCAAAAGCCTCATTTCTATAATTTATAGCTCCTACTAGTAGACCTCCTTCCTTGAAACCACCAGCTAGATATTTAGTGTGTATATCTCCTAAGGCTTGAGTTACGGCAGCTTCTTTAGCATCTTGTTGAGCTGCTTGTTTAGCTGCTAATTCTTTCTTCTGTATTACAGCTTCATCAACTTTTATTTGATAGTCGCTTAATTCTTTCTTCTTACTATAGTCAAGGTACTGTAAACCAGCTTGAGCTAGTCCACTAAGTAAACCAGTAAACCCATTATTAGGGTTACCTTCTGCTTGAGCTATTGCCATATCAGAACCTAACTTAGCTTGGTTCTGTTGTCTCAATGCTTCTATATTCTGAGTTAACCTTTGCTGGTCATTCTGTAATAGCTGTGCATTCTGTTGGAGACTGTTAGTTAATGTGTTATTAGCTAAGTTAAGGTTTTGTTGTGAGTTATCTTGTAAAGTATTATCTGTTCCTACTAGTTCTATCATTATTGCACTCCTGGTGCTTTCCATTCATAAGATCCATCAGCTTGTAAACCATTAGAGGTATTATTACTATTTCCAAAAGGGCTGTACCAAGGAGTACTTAATAAGCCTCCATAAGGGGTATTTATATCATTAGATAAACCATTACTTGCATTGTTTAAATAAGTGGCATTTCTTAATTCATTTTTTAAATTAGTCTGTCCCTGTGTAATATCTCTATAGTCTCTTAACCTATCTACTAATGCAGCTTGACTCACTCCATTAACTCCACCAAGTAAACCAGCATTAACTTCCATAGCTTTCTTAGCTTGACTAGTAGAGTTATCTATATAAGGTCTAAAGGTGTTATAAGCATTAAGCCCCATATTTAGATAAGATAGAAAGCCACCTGGTATAGCTTGTTGTTGAGCCTGTAGTGCAGACATACTGCTCATTAGACTTGCATTATTAGCTGCACTCTGTAAGTCATAACCAGCTTCAGCACCTATAGTATTAACCTTCTCATTATTAATAGCTTGAGCATTAGCCATCTCCATAGTCTGCATAGCTATATCTCTAGAGTTAGCATTCTGTTTGAGGGTATTATCTATACTCTTATTAGTCATGTCATATTGAAGACCTATCTGCTGATATTGTCTTTCTACATCACCTAGTAATTTACTTACCTCTAATAACTTAAGGTCTCTCTCAGCTTGGCTTTGAGAAGTAATAGCTTCAGACATTAACTTAGCTACTTCCTGACCTGCCTTAGTTTCCTGTAGAGCTTGTAGGTAAGTACTTGCATCCTTCATAAAGTCATAATTAGTTTGAGCTTGTGAGGACTGCGATCGCTGACCTATTCCAGCAGCAGCATAGAAAGCTTCTTGAGCTGCTCTTCTTGCTTCACCTTGGGTTAATAGTTCACCCTGCTTGGTGTAATTCTGCTGGGCTTGTTGACTATTCTGACTTAGGTATTGTGATAATTGCTGTAGTTGCTTTTGATAGTCAACATTAGTTTGAGCTTCTTGTTGTTTTAACTGAGCTTCATTTCTAGCTAGGTTTGTTTTATTAGCTGTTAATGCTGCTTCATTATTAAACCTAGCCTGAGCTTCTTGTATCTTCTCTACTGACTGTTGGGTTAATAGAGTTGCTCTCTGTGTTTGATATTGTTGCTGTCTAGCTAAGGAGTTCATTGCATTTTGATAGTTAGCATAGTCCTTAGCTTTATCTATTTCTATTTGTCTTAGAGCAGCATTATTAGCAGCAGCTTGTTGTTGTGCTGCTATCTGTGCTCTTTGAGCTGACTCCTGTTTCTTCTGTGATGCTATGCCTGATATAAGAGATACTCCTCCTATAACGGCCCCTACGCTGGCACCCATACTATTTAATTCCTTTAATTAATATTTTGATGTCCATCTACGACCTTTCATCTTTGCTACTATCTGGTAGCCTGAAAGCTTAAAGAATTCCTCTGAATAATTCCATACCATTATTTGATAAGAGACTCCTATACCAGTAATAGGGAACTTAAGTATTTGATAAGGTATTGCTTGGTCTGTAGGAGTAGTTATATCAAATACAGCATCATCCCAATAAATATCTCTAAAGCCAAATATGTCATAGGAGGTAGAGCCATCTAATTGGTTGTTATAAGTGACAGTTAGGTTGGCATTAATAGGAAGAACATATCTCTCTGTAATAGTATTACTATCTTGTCCATTTATTGCTGAAGCTGCATCATAAACTAATATACCCTCTCTGTTATCAAAGAAGAGATAAGCGTGTTGTGTACGTTTTAGGTTAGCCATGTTATTCCATAGGAAGGTAGGAGTAGCATAAGCTGTAAGGTAAACATTTCCATACACAACTTGGTCACCATTATTAATAGATAAGGTGAATGAATTATTACTAGGAGTAGGTGACTCTATCTTTAGGTTATTTACATAAACTACAAGATGGCTTTTAGGTATCTGACCACCTAGATAAATACTAAGTACTGTGTTATCTGGTAGGGGTTTAAGCAGATAAATATAACCGCTTTCTTCCTTTAGATAGTCAGTCTTCCATACTAGAGTTTTAGCTTCAGTAGTAGGTAGAGTTGCTATCACAGTTAAGTCTTCTACCTCTGTTATAGGGAAAGTGGTAAAGGCATTTACTTGGTTAGTTAGAGCATAATTAGCTCCATATCTTCTCTGGTTATATGAGACTGTATGAGTAACTGAGGGTCTAGGAGTACAGTAATAACTAGTACCATTATGTATCTTCTGTTGAACGAAGTCTAAATAATAGACATCGTTAAACCTTAACAGAATAAAGTCTTGTGGTACTCTACTGTTATTCCTAATAGAACAACATACACAACCAAACTGAGTTCCTTTAGTTCTATCTACATACTCAGAAGCAGACCAGATATTAAAACCAGTAGGAGTATTAAACTCAGTCCATGACTCTCTAAATGTGTTGTAGACGTATAAGTATCTAGTTGTATATATCTCAGATGGGGCAGGATAACCTACATAAACTAACCTATTAGATGAGTCATATCTAACCCAGGGTAATTCCTCATAAAGCGGGTCTTTAGTTAAACCAAACTTATCTCTTATCTTTATACTTCTTTCTCTTACTTGATACTCACCATTTTCTACTAGAGGTGTTAGGTCATATAAACCTGTATCAGATAAGTAGAGAACGGAGAAGTCGGTTCTAGCCCAACAGTTAGCATTTACTATCCCAGTATTAGATACAAAGTTAACAAACCTAGATGAAGGTGATAGGGGTTGGTTACCTCCTGTAAGTCTAAAGCAAGCATATCTAGTAAGTACAAATAAAGAAGCTTGCCATTCAACTAATGCCACTACTCTATCATCTGGTCTGCTATTAATTACTACATCAAATGCATCTGTAATTAATTGAGAGTCATCAGTAATAGAGAATGACATATAGTACTTAGAAGGTACTACAGAGTCATCAATATTAGAGAATAAAATAGTTAAGGGTCTATGAGTAAACCCACTGAATACTAGTCTGTTCTGGTAGATAGAAACTACAGAAGGATAAAACCCATTATTATAGTCTGCTGTATTACCTAACCCATAAACCATTACATAGGAACCATCATTGTAATTGAATAGAGTATTAACAGCAGATGATCCTATATGTTTTATTTGGTTATTAGCAACTTCTATAGTAGATGTTGCAGCTATACCTAAGTTATATGCCTCAAAGGTAATACCATGTACTAGAGATGAGTTAGATGTTCCTAGAGTACCTGTATCATCATTAAAAGCGTAACAACTTCCATATACTGCATCACTAGGATCAGAGGAGGAATACACAACACTGCTCTTAGAGTTATCTACATAAACATCAAAGTATTGTGCTTGTAAGGCAGTATTATTATTAAACTTACAGTCTCTTCTTCTATTGATATAAACAGTTGATGCATCACTAGGAGACTGAAGAGCACCAAATGTTAGGTAATAAGGGGAAGGGTTAACTTGGTTATTAGTGTTGTAAACATAAATAGAACCATCACCAAATGCAAATTCATCTGCTGTTGATGGTTGCCTAGTAGATGACTTAGTATAAGCAGCACCTACAGCTCTTTTACTATTCTTATAAGGAATAAGATTATATTCCCCTGCTTGTATTCTTCTATTACTTAAGTCAGTAATTAATGAGTCAGGTACTTTAACATTCTGATCAGTGGCAGTAGAGTTAAACCTACTAGTTGACTTAAAGAACCTATCACCTTTCCATGCTTGAGCCTCAGCCCACCATTGCCAGGTAATAAGAACAATATCAATAACGTCCCCATTAACTGTATTAGGTAGGTTAGATAGAGTAAGAGTACCTGAGGAGTAAGAGAATGTAACACCTGTTGCTTTTACTCTATTAACAAACACTAGGCAGTTAGATGAGGAGGCATTAATAAACCTAGCGGCATTAGTAAAAGCTATAGATGTGCTAGTTGATGTTTGTATAGCTTGCTGTTCTGTAAATAATAACTGTACTGGTTTATTGACTCCAGTACACATAATAAGTCTAGGTTCTACTTCACTAGTAGATGTAGTGGATGGTTTAATATCCTTAGCTGAGTTATCCCATACATTAGCTTTAGTCATTACTAAGCTAACTACATCGTTAAGTACCTCAAATAATAAGAGGTCTGTACCTCTCTTACATACAACTAAGTTGTAATTTAAGCCTGTAGTAAAACCAGTAATGTAATTACCATAACTCTCTACTACTGACCTATAGAGTAGTCTTGTACCTTTTCTCTTATGAACATTACCTGATATATCTACTATAGTGTTTAAGAGATAAGGACTATCTTCATAAGGGGTATTAAGAGGTGATGCAGTAGTATTTAGTCCACCAAAGTTCTGGGACTGAATACTCTGCTCCTGAGCTTGCTCATTAGTATTTATATTTCTCTCAAAGCTATCCATATTAACCCCTTAGTCTAAACATATTGACTTGTCTGTGAGACTGACCTCTTTCCCTTGCTCTTACTTTATTTAGTAAAATGTCATACTGTTTTGCCCATAGTTGAGCTGCCTGAGCATCATCTAAATGAGACACAGCCAGGTAATGACAAGCTCTAAATACTAGTAGGGGTAATAGTCTTTCAGGTATAGGAATAAGGTCTGTCTCTGATACAGGAGCAGTTAATTCTCTAGTCACATAAAAGCGATACTTACTCTGCTCTTCTGGTGTGTTTGGATAAGGGTTAATTCTTACCTTGTTATAGGTAGAGTAAGTATAAAACTGAGGATATCCTGTTAAGAGAGGTCGTCTATCAAATGATATGGGATCAATATAAACAAGCTCCCTATAGCCTTCAGAGGAAGAACCATAAGACACAGAATGTATTCTTTGAGTCTCACCTAGTTCTGCAGTTTCATTAGCCCAGCTAAGAGCTAATATAGAGTCTTTAGTCCACTCCCAGTCATGTGCAGATGCAATATCTAGTAAGGAGTCCTTAAGAGCTTCCTGTGCCTTTCTAGCTATTGCTGTATTAAGGGATGTAACTCTTCTCTCCCCTATATTCTCTATTACTTTATTTAAAATTTGTATATGTGTAGTATTGCTATATTCCATAAAAAATAAGGCTTCTGATATTACTACCAGTAGCCTTATTAAAGTTATTGAATTAAGTTAATTATTAACTAATAGCGGGGAGAACAGCATTGGTATGCAGGATAACTGCATTACCAGGCCTATACAACTTAGCTCCATAAAGCTGAGTGTTAACTAAAACATCAGACTGAAGTTGTATTTCCCTACCACTTTCTACTTTAGGTTCCATTTGTTTAGCTAGTACAGCCCAGTCTCTTTGGCAGAGAATAGCAGTATGAACTTGAGCAGCAGCACCAGTGTTAGAACCAGTAAATGCTGTAGGTAGAGTTGACCAAGTATCTTGAGTAGGTAGGAATGGAGAACCTGTTACACCTGGAGAAGGCACAATATTACCATCACCATTGCTATAAGTAGTAGTACCATTCTGTCCAATTTGAGAAGTCATAATTACAGGTACACCAAAGATAGTACCTACTACTCCACTAACTACAGGCATACCCTTAGAGTAGTCCATAGAGATGAACTTATCTACTGCTAAGAGTTGGTTGTATTGGGTAGGAGATACAAGTAGAACTCTATCTTCTTCAGGTACATCTGCTCTATCTAGAATTACTTTAGCTGTTAGTAAAGCTTGGTAGTTAAGAGGAGCACTATTACCAGATAGAGTACCATCAGCAGTGTTATAGATAACTTGAGACTGAGAGTTATAACCTTGAAGAGCAGCACGTAGAGCTAGAACATCTGCATCTAGACCTCTAGCTAGAGCATAACCAGCTTCTCTTGTGTACTCAGAACGTAGTTCATAAGCAGCTTGAACTCCTACGATGTCTTCAATAGTAAAAGAACTTTCTTTATATTTATCTATATCTATAAACCAGTCAGACTCCTGCCTGCTTTGTAAGGTTACTGGGGTCTCAGGTAACTTGTCATAAACAGCAGCTCTACCAATATTAGGGATGTGGAAGCGATCACCTTTCTTCCCACTAACAGGAAGCATCTTTACATACTTAGAAGCAACAAGCTTTTGATCTAAAGCTCTTTTTACTTCACCAGTCCAGACTTCAGGTATAAAAGCATCTGCACGGGTTTTAGTTACAGCAGAACCTCTAAGCTGCCCTTGCAGGTTATAGGTTGAGTTATTAGTATTTGAAAAAGGCATATATGTTTATATAATTATTTAGCTATATAAAAGTTAAAAAAATAAAGTTAGTTATTAGAAACTAACCCGTTAGCATATGCATACATAATTTTGTTTGCATTTTGTCTATATTCAGAGTCACTCATCTTGTCAATTTGTGACTTAGAGAATAAGTATTTAGTATTACTACCTGGAGTAGTTCTTCTTCCTCTATCTAATTGAGGTACTGAACTTACTTGTCTTTCTTGTTCTAGCTTTGCCCAAATGAGTTTAGCCCCTTCAGGGTTATCTAATTGGGCTTGTAGTTGAGGAGGATATTTAACAAACCTTTCTCTTATTAATTCAAGTCTCTGAGTTACTTCTTTATCATCAACTCCCCATTCTTGTTTAAGGGTATTTAATTGGGAATTAACTGTTTGCTGTTGTTTAAAAGCTTGTAACTCTTGAACCATATTTACAGCTTCTTTAAAGTCAACTCCTGCATATTGTTTAAACTGTTCATTAAACTGTTTAAATTCAGGAGTACTGTATTGAGGAGGTTCATTAACATTATTAATTTCCTGAGGTAGGTCTAAATAAGATAAGTCTTGAGGTTGTTCATCAATGTAATTATCTTCTTGAAGGTCTTCAACAGGTTCAATATCTGGTGAATATAGAGTAGCTCTAGAGGGTTCTAGTGGTCTAACTACCTGTGTTTCTTCAGTAGGTAATTGGTTGTCCTGGGTTAATTGGTTGCTCATTGTTATTTAGTTGTGAAGTATCTATACCATAGGTATTTTGTAAGAATGACTGACCCCCATCGGCTGCCATATTAGCTAAGTAAGCTTGTTTAAGTGGTTCTCCACCTATTTGAGCTAGCTGCTCTTCTATTGAAGTAGGGGCAGAAGGTTGTTGACTCATTTGAGATGGATCTGTCATCTCAGGTGTTTGTGGTTGTTCTTGAACTTTAATGTAGCTATCAGGATCATCAAACCCAAAGTGTTGAACAATGTCATACAGAAGGTTATCAAAGTCTATTCTCTGTGCCATTTGAGGTATTTGAGAGACTAGCTGAATAAAGTCCATTCTGTCTTTGAGGTATTTAGTACTATCAGTAACGTGGTCTGCACCTATTGGCCTGAGGGTAAAGTCATAGGCTAATTGGTTAGCACCTACTTTGAAATAATTAAATTCACCAGGTTTCATGCCTGATACTCTAACTATCTCTGGCTCCTTAACAAACTGTTGGAGAGAGCGATAGACTCTTTTTAATATTTCTATTAATGATGTAGCTTCTATATGTTTATGAAGGTTAGAGAGTCTATTACCACCAGCATCCCTAACTGCTTGTATCTCTGCTGCTGTTACTCTCTCACCTGACCTAGCAGCATTAGCAGAAATTAAGTTACCTGTGCCTGAGTTCTTATCAATAGACTGCTCTAATACTGATGCTTCTTGATAGGAGACTACAAAGTCTCTACCACCTCTTTGAATAGGCATTAGGTCATTATGATCTTCTACTAGGAATACTTTACCTGGCTCAGTCCAAACATCTTCAGGTCTTATTACTGAGTCTTGTTTAAGTGTCCACATTTCATCTACTGCTAATTCAAGGTTATCTAGCCTTTGGTTAGTAATAGAATTAAGTTGATGAATGAGGCCTAATGAGGGTTGAAGAACTCCAATTGAATAAGGAGTATGTCTAGTTTCAAAGCATGAACCAATAACAAAAGGTTTACCACCCCAGTAAGGGTTAGGTTCAAACCTAACTAATGTATCACCAATTACAGTAGCACACACATCATGATAAGAAATACCATCAACGTGTATGTCTCCCCAGAATTCAATAACCTCAATATTGTCATGGAAACTATATTCATGAGGTGTATCTACTCCTTGAAACCTTTTAAGGGTATCTTTTCTAGTTTGAGGATCTATATCACCATAAGGAGATAAACAGCAAATATCATAGGGAGTTATATCAGAGTAATAACCTTGTTGAATGCATTGAATTACTTCTGCTCTACTCTTGACTATTCTCCTAATAAAGTCTCCTTCATTAGGGGCAGGAGATATTGGATCTATGTAACAGTCAAATATATCTAGAGTTTCAAAGTCAGGTCTATTTTGTATGACCCTAGTTTCTTCTACTACTGTCCACTTCTCTTCATTAGGATACTCAACCTTAACATTCTTCTTATGGGGTCTTGCTTCATATCTCCAAGGAAGAGCTAATATACTAGTACCTGTTATTAATAACTGCCTGAGAAAGGTATTAAAGTGAGTAGTAAACTTGGCTTCCCATAACTTATTACTCATATACTTTCTAACTATGCGAGCTAGTTGAGCATAACCAGAAGTAGCGGGAATTAAATTAAACCAGTCATTATTAGGGAATAAGGCACCCATTAAATAACCATGTACTGTTTCTACTACCTCAAATGCCTTACCTGTATTTAACCTATGTCTCCAGTCAATATTAGTAATACCTACTGAGTTAATTACTTGCTGTCTTTGATAGGAGACAGCTTGAGGACTACCAACATAAAGAGACCACGCTTCCATCCATACATCCTCTATATTCTTTCTAGAGGTAGAGAAGGAAGTATATCTGGAGTTAACATACTCAGCTATAGACTCACCTAAGTTAATAGGTAATTCCTCTCCTGTTTTAGTAGTTATAAAGTTTTTAGAATTAATATTCATTTAATTAATAAATTTATTTATAAGTTAAGTAACTTATCTAACTCCTCCCCATCTGCTATTAACAGCTAAACGGGGTCTAGGAAGTTTATTTCTATTTGGATAATTAACTGTAGGATGTGCAAACCTATAAAGCATGGAGATAGTATCTAGGAAGTCATCCTTACCTCTTACAGAAGGGAATGCTTCAAACTCTGCTGCTATTATTTCATTAGGTGCTAAATAGTCACTAAGGTAAAGCTGACTATTATGCAATAAGGGCTGAATGCAGGTTTCTATACGAGTCTTCTTCTCACCCTGCATCCTAAATTCTTTAATAACAATAGTCTTCTTCTTAGCTCTAAAGTGTTGTCTAATAGTTTCAGGTAATGCTGCACCTACACCATTTACTTCTAGGTAAATTGAGAATAACTTCCACTTATTACATAAATTAAATATATGTTCTGTAGTCTCAGAAGGGGTATACCTTCCTATCTTGGCATCAAGAATATAAACATTTAAGTTTTCATCAATTCCACCTACAGTAATTGAGGTGTTATCAGCAGTATTTCTCTGTGATATAGCTGGGTCTATTACTAAATAAGGTCTTATTCTTCTTGGTTTGATCTCACCAGTAAAATTAATATGAACTAAGTTATCAACTATAGAAACATTATTAGTATAAAAGTACTTGATAAGATCTCTATTAAGCGATCGCTCAGACTCTTCTAGTACTTTATTAAGGTATTGGCTAGACCATCTTCTAGTTGTTAAGCGCTTCTTAAGTCTTGCAACTACTAAGTCATTAAACTTCTCAGGCCATATATAACCATTAGAGTTATCTAGACCATTAACATATATATTTCTCTTAAAGAACTTATATTCAAGATCCTTAAGGTTTTGCTCGAGGTATTCATAGTAGTCACCTTTGGTGTATCTAGTACCTAAGATAACTACCTCATCACCTACATACTCTGTATACTTCTTCCTAGCAACTTGACCATAAGTGACTTCTCTAGACTGGTTAAGGACACTTTCCATATCCTGTGCCCATTCATATAAGGCATCCATTTTAGGTAGAGTGGAGGTATTAGAGAAGTCAACAATGTCATCAAGTATAAGTAAGTCGTAGTGATGACCAGTAGTTCTAGTGCCTGCAGATGTAGCTAGTACAGTTGGCTCTTTATGCTTCTCTGTTCTAATTACTTGGATAGCTGTAGTAGTCCACTTAAGCTTTCTATCTAATGCTTCTGTATCACTAGTGGCTTTAGTTCTTCTAGAGTTTCTACCCATTCCATCTAATTGAGGAATAAGTCTGCCATGAATGTGAGGTCTTGCATTCCATATACTAGTTTGAAGTTCTGGGTCTTCTAGATATTGTCTAAGCTCTCTAATGAAAGCTTCAGATAATTCTTTAAGGTTTGTACCAAAGAGAATTCTGATATTAGGGTTGCGGTATATTCTCCATAGAACATAAAGTACAGAGCATACAGTAGACTTTAAATGTCCTCTAGGCATTTGCACTAAACGTCTATTGTTATAAACCTTTCCACTCTTACAGACTTTAGAAGTTTGGGGAGAGGTTATAAAGCCAGCTAACTTCTTATGAATAATGCTAAATGCTTGAGAACCTCCTTTAAAATTAATAATGTCTGCAAAAGTCCATATATCTTCAAGAGCTTTTACTTTCTTTAAATGGAATTCAAGATGTTTAGGTTTTACCTCACTAGTATTATTAGTATTAACTGGCTTCATAACCTTCACTAATTAAGGTGTAAAGGTTAAGTTATATGCTTGGTCTGCTCTGCGAATACGTTGAGCTAGCAAACGAATATTAGCATCAGTTCTATAACCAGAGTTAAGAGTAACTGTAGTAGTTCCATCAGCACTAGAAGCTGTAATAGCTCCAGACTCAAAACCACCAAAGGAACCATTAGATGCAATAGTAGGAGCTGCTGAACCTTCATTCATTAAGGCAAATTCAGCATTAGTCATTGTGACTGTTATTGAGGGAAATGTTACTGCCATATTAAAAAATTAAATTATCTTCTTAGTAATGAATAAGATGAGTCTTTTCTATTGATATTGGTTCTAGGGGAACCCTTTAGAGAAGACGTATTATTTATGTAGCTGTTTGATAACACATTATCTTGTAACAAGGATAAGAACTTATTACTGTTATCTTTCTGTGTATTATCAGCTAGCATAGAGTTTTTATAAGCTTGCTCTTGCTGTATCTTTGTTTGTTGAGCTTGAGCATCTGTCATAGCTTTTAACTGGTTAGCTTGTTGTTGTTTAGCTGTTTGTTCAGCTAGTAACTGAGCTTCCATTTGTTTTCTTAGGGAGTCATAATACTCTTGCTGTTGTGTTAGCTGAGAGGATAACAAACCAGTCTGTTTGTTATAAGCTTCTTGTAGTGAACTTAGTTGTTGATCGTATTGTTGTTTATATGCAGCTTGCTGTTGTTGTAAGGCTAATGCTGCTGCCTCTTGTTGTCTCCTAGCTGCTTCAATATCAGCAGAAGGTTGAGGCACATAAACTACTTGGGGACTACTTCTTCCCATTTGCACTTTTCTCCATTCTCTTTTGAGTAGAAACTAAAGCACCTTTCTTAGATCCTTCTAGTCTTTTTCTATCTCTCTCTTTCATAGCTATCTGTTTAGCTAGGGCTATAGAGGCATCTAAGTCTTGCTTCTGGGACTTAAGTAGCTCACTATTAGGATCAGGTATTAAAGCCTTCTCAAAACCTTCTTCTCCTCCATAGAAGCTCATTAGGATATCAAAATTACTTTCCATTGCGTTTACTTAACTCTTTATTCATTTCTTTGATATCTATACGTAGCTCATTAACTGTATCTGTTAATGCCTGCACCTTTTGCTGGAGAACACTTACATTTTCTACTTTTGCTTCTAATGCAGATAGTTTCTGTACCTTCTCTTCTAATACAGCTATCTTTTGTTGGTTAACAATAGTGGTGCTAATAAAGCCTGTTAATAGACCAACTACACCTATTCCTACACCTAACCAATTAGACCAGTTAATAGTTGGTTTATCATCATCTATTTCTTTTATATATTGGTGGGACACGGTTCCATTTAAACTTTCTTTTGTATTGGTATTCATAATTTAAACTTAGTATTTATGTTTGTTTTTAAGACTAAAGGCATAAACCTTTATGTTCAAATTTATATTAAGTAAGTAACCTGTTCTGTAAAAGAGAACTCGTCAGATATATATAAATTTCATGCTAATTCTTCTACGAAGAATGAGTAGAAGCTGCTCATAAATTCGCAGAATTTCATGCTCCCATCATCGACGGGAGTTGATGCACGTATTTTGTAGGTGCTTATATAACTTAATACATATTAGTTATCCCCCTTATTAATTAACTTATAGGCAGGCTGAGGGGGCTTTTTAGGGGGCCCAATTGGGTCAGTATTTTTGACCGCATCTACAAAATTTGATACATTATAATTATAGAAATTAAGGAAATAAAGATAACAATAAATACATAAAACTTTGACCGCATCTAAGTATTTTGATAAAAGTAAATTATAGAAAATTGAATAGTTTCAAAAAGCCTAAACCGTAGAACCTTCCAAGGAGTGACACCTAGTCATACTAACCAGGAGGTGAGGCTCGGAGCTCTGAAGTGGGGGCCTGGATAAAACCTATGAGTCCTCCTCACCTAGTGACAGTAGGTGATAGCGCGTAGGGGTGGATGAGAAACAGACTGCTTTATATATAAATGAACAAGGAGATAAGGATATTAAAACTATGAAAACTAAAACTAAGGAAACGACTATGAAGACTACTAAGACTAATAAGACTGCTAACAATAAAACTATGAAGACTAAGACTATGAAAACTAAGACCGCTAAGACTGAGATGAAGATGAAAGAGTTAAAAGAGTACGTTCTCCAGTACTCCTCTAAGGACAACGTTAGAGCTCAATTTGGAGACTTGCGTAAGAAGTCAACTTGGCAAGCTGCTATGTCTCATATTAAAAGTATGAGTACCACTAGTTCCCATGTGGTAGATGAGGTATTGAGTATAGTTCTATATACAGGTGAGAAAAAGGTAGAGAATAAGAAGGTAGAAGTTAAGAAGACAGATAAGAAGGAAGATATTAGTAAGATAAAAAGAGAGATATATAAGTTATTTAAAGTGAAGAGTACTAAACAGTTGAGAGAGAATAAGAGGTTTAAAATGGCAGTTGATGGACTAGATATTAACTTAAGGGATAATGAAAGTTGGAAGGTAATTTATAGAAGATATATAGGTATAGTGCCAGGTGAAGAGAATGCAGAAGGATATGGAGTTATTAATGGTGTAGATATATTTAAGTACAGTTATATGTGGCAGGTACTTGGGTTAGATGGTAATACAGCTAAAGTTGAAGATATTAAGAGGGAGTATAGAAAGTTATGTAAGATATATCATCCAGATGTTCCAGGTACAGGTGATGCGAGGATATTTGATAGGTTAACAATATTTTATGAGTCATTAATTGCTGTAGGTGAATTTTAATAAGGTAATATATGAGGCTGAATAAAGATGAGGGAAGGGGCTTACTGTCGGGCCCCTTTTCTCTTGACAACGTCTAATTGAAAACTATAAGTATACAACGTCTAATTATTTCTATATATTAAAAACATAGGTGAATAACCTATCTATAAAATACTAAAACTAAAACTAAAACTATGAAAAACATTAAAGAAAAAGTATTAGCTCAACTCTCCAAAGAAGAAGTCAAAGAATTGTTTGGAGATCTCAGAAAGAATATTACCTGGGAGAAAGCATATGAAAGCTTACAGGTAGTGTCGATAGTTAAATATGAAAGAAGAATACCTAAGCTAGATATGCTAAATATCTTTGAAGATATCTATGAAATAAATGAACTTAAGAAGGAATATAGAAGACTATCTAATATATATCACCCTGATGTTCCAGGTACAGGTGATGCAGGAATATTTATTAAGATAAATGAGGCATATGAAGATACTCTTAACTTTATAGAGAAAGGTTATACAAGTATCTATGAAGAGTTTGCAGATATTGTATATGAATATTGTTCTTATGACCCTTATGAAGAAGAGTCTGAGGATGAGGAAGATATAGCTATCAGAGAACTAAATAGAATACTTGATGAAGATGTATTTGGAAGTGTAGATGATGAATATATTAGGGAGTTATTAAGCAAGCTTAAAGATGAATATTATATAGGGGTCTGTTGGAAAGCATACTATGAACTTAGAGAAGAGTATCCATTAGAAGTAAAAGATATAGAACTTGACAATGTAAGTATAAATAATAACACTAAAATAGAAGTATGTGGAATATACATACAAAACCCCTGGGAAATTGAAATGCAATATGAAAATGAAAGTATATATATAGACAATGAGTGTACTGAATATGTAGATAAAGTACTATACTTACCTATGAGTCTAAGTACAAAAGAGGGGGATATAGGTATAGAAATAGACTGGTTTAATGATGCCATATTACCCTTTCAATACAACTACTCTGAAAGTATCCAAACAGAAGCCTCTAATGAAGCTATAGAGGAGCATATAACCTACTCTGACATAGATACTGACCAACCTACTAAGGAGGCTTATATAGAGCCTTCTGAAGGGGTAAATGAGCAACAACCTGGTCACCAAATAGTTATGGAATACTTAATAGTATGTCTTGTCATTGGAATAGAGGCTATCTATGGGCTACTCAACCCTCTCTATAAGAAACTTAGAGACTACTACGATAAAAGTGATAGATGTAAGTCTATTAGGCAGAAGGTAGAGTCTATTAGGGATAAGGTTAAGAAGTATATATCATTTATATAAATGAGGGGGCTTTTTAAGTTCCCTCATTTAGGGGGTTACTTATAAGACTAATTAATAGGAATAGCATATGAATAAACAGCTAATTAAAAAGCTAGACAAACTATATTTAAGTAGTGGTAATGCTTATCTACCTAATAAACATAAAGATAAGAGCAGACATAAGGGTTTAGGTAGGGGTACATTACTTCCTGATCTTACTAATGAATTAATTAGGTTTGTAGACTATGTGGAAGGGGTGTATTACCTATTTAGTAGTGAAGGTAAAGCTATTGAAGAAGTGCCCGACTATATTTTCTATCAAGATAGGACAGGTAAGTTAATTAATGTGGTCACTTCTTATGACTTTCTAGATACAGATAAGTTAATAAGAGTTGAGTGCTGGGAAGAGGTATTACCTAGTGTTGAACTTAGTTATAGGTATAGAGGGGAAGATATATATCCTATTGAATATGATGAAGATAATTATGGGGCCGTTTATATGTGCTCTATTGATGGTCTATTCTGGGTAGCTTATCAAAGTCACTGGAAAGTTAAGGATAGAGTCAGACGCTTTAGTGGTTATGACGATGCTCTTAGTTATTACTTCTTTCTAGTTGATGAATTAATAGACTAACTAAATATATAAAACCATTAATTGAGGGAGTATTAAGTCCTACTATACTCCCTCATTTTATTGCTTAAATAAAAACAACTTATAACAAATAGAAAGGTAATAGAAATGTACACTGAAACCTTAAAACCTAAGGAACAGTTTGTAAGTAGTAAACAATTTGGTTTACTTGCTGAGGAAGCAGTTAAGAAATGGCTTAATTTACTTGGTAGTAGAGTAATTGAGTCAACAGTAGAGGAGAATATAGAACAAGACATAGATATATATGTTAATGATATTCCTTGTTCTATTAAGGCAATTAGTCATAGCTATAGTAGGAAGAATAGACCTGGCTTTGAGTTATTAGTACTTGATGGGGGCAAATGGAAGACCTCCTGGTTTATAAATGGTAAGTCAACTAATTATTACTACATAAGTTTCAATGAAATATATGTAGAGCTGTGGGTAATTAATAAACCTAGAGTAGTTGAGCATGTAAAGAATAAAGGATGGGACTTTACTACTCAGTTAACTAAGGATATTAAAGAGAGTCAAAGGTATCACAGACATAAAGATACAGCTTTAGGTTTCTTAAACTTTGAAACTATTAAGGAACATAAGTTAGGTAAGAAGCTAGATGTTATTACCCTAACTGAGTACTGTTCTGTAGAGAATTTACTAGACTATCTAGATAAATATTACAAGTAAGGGTATTTAGTAATGATGAATGAATATAAATTAAATAAAATTCTTAAACCTAGAAAGTTAGATAAAGAATATACTCATAATAGACTGCCAGTATTAATAGAAGAGTATAGTAAAGACAGTAAAAAAAGAATAAGTGAAGAATACTTTACTTTATTATGTAATTTCCAGAACAAATTATTAAGAAAGTATTTTAAGGCAGAACAATTTACTGATAATGAGAAGACTGAGAGGGTGATAGATATAGTCACCCTATTTATACAATACAGTAGAGAATATTCTGATAGATCTGGCCCTTGGTTAATAGCTAAGTGGAGATATATACTGCCTGATGTATTATTCTACTTAACCTTAAGAGATAAATATAATATAAAAATAGAATATACAAATTTAAAAAATTTATTTAATGCTTCTGGTTTAGTTAGTCAATTAAGGCAGCTAGAAGTAATAAGTAAGGAGTTAAAAAGTACAGGGATACCAATTACTTATAACAATATAGAAGCTGTATGGTTGTCTAAAAGGAAAGGGACACCTAAGCCTAATACATTAAATACTTTTAGAGAATTTGTTAACCATTGGTCACAGTTATTAATAAATAAAAGAGAATTAGAGCAGTCATGGACAACATTACAAAGTATACAGCAGCTTTAATAATAAGTCAGCCTGATAAGAAGGATATTAAAGCAAAGCTAATAAGCTTATGGCAGAGATATGTCATGAGGGATAAGGGGTATAGATATACTCATACTGCCTTATGGTTTGATGGTGTTTATTATGAGTCTACCTTTAATGGATACTTTGTTAAGGAGGCTGATCAAGTTATATTACCAAGACTATTACAGACTGATGACTTTATATATTACTTTCATCCAAGTAAGGATATGGTTGATGGTTTCTATGAAAGGTTAGCTGAGTTTGAGAATAAAAAATTAGAGTGGAAGGAGTTTTATAGAATAGCTTTAGGTTTAGGTAATAAAGAACCTGTATGTACTCAATTTATTGCTAGACTTTGTAACTTAAACATTCAATTAGAGGGGTCTATAATGCCTTTAATAACCCCTTTAAACTTACTTAAGTATGTTATGTCATCTTACCAATTTGGAAGGCTTTATATCTCAAATTCAAGGGAGTTAGATGAATTTATATTACTTGTATAAATGAGAGATGCCTACCTTATACATATAAATTCTGTGTACTATATATACAGTTAATAATAAAGGAATTAATTTAAATGGGAACAATAATTAGCTTGGTAACTTTAGGTTTATTAATACACCAAGCAACACAATTAAATAATATGAAAGGAATTATTAAAGATACAGAGCATATTAGTAAAACCTTAGATGAGTTAGATGAGTTAGATAAAGAACAAGCCCCTGAATGAGGGGCTTTTTAATTAACATCATCTAATTAATTTGCTATCTTTAAATAAGAATGAAAAAAGGAAGGGTTAATTACTCCCTTCCTTAAAACTAAAACTATGAAAACATTAACGAAGAAATAAACAAGTCATACTTCCTATCTATTAATGCTTATTATTAATGTAACACATATTGATAGTAGGAGGTAGGCACCAATATCAAATTAATTTAAAGGCAGTATTGTGTTATGAAGAAAACCATTAACAAACAAATTAGAGATGCTATTAGTAATGAATATCCAGGTCTTGCTGATAATGAAGATCTATGGAGACTGTTAGCTTACATGGCATGGGGTATTAAAGAAGCTATTACTCTTAGACCTTTAGTAGATCAAGAGACATTAGCTAGAATAGAGCGTAAGTTACCTGCTTTATATGGTAATAATTACTGCGGACTAACACTATTAGAAAGAATGAGAGAGGTCTTAGGTGAAGAGTTTACCTGGACTGACTATGCCTTTACTGAGAGTAAAGCAAGAACTATTATATTTAAGTTTCCTCCTCATATTCAAGCTCTTATAGACACCGAGGTTTATAGTATGAGTGATGACAGAGTTTACATAGACACAGGTTTAAAGTACAGCAGAAGAAGTAAGGATAGAGATAAGTTGTTGATGGAACAGGAAGCGAGAATAACATTTAACTTTGCTGCTCCTGAAGCTAAACCTATATTGGAGTACATGAATGAGTTGCCAACTAATTTAGTTACCAAGTTGGTGTATGAGAAAGAGGGAGTTTATTCAGAGAATTGGAAGAATGCTCTAGCTTATGTAATGGATATAGATGATGAGCTTGTAAGAGAGAGTCAGCTAATTACACTACAGAATATTAGAGATGAACTAAAGGCTTACTATAAACCTAGCTGGCAAGGTAATACATCAAGAATATTCCCTGCTAACCTTAGTATCCCTATGTTAATGAAGGATGTTAGAAAGATATTAACTAAGGGTTGGTGGGAAATGGATCTGAATAATAGTCAACTATCTATTGTTGCAGTTCTATGGGATATACCTGAGGTGCAGGACTTTCTAGCAGCTAAGGGTAAAATATGGAATGAATTGTTTAAACACTTTGGAATGGATGCTGAAGACCTTAAGGTAAATAACAGGAAGTGGTATGAGGGAGCTAAAAGAGAAGTGTTTAAGGAGTCTTTGTATGGTCTCATATATGGAATGAGTATCAGTAACTTAGTTAAGAGAATGAATGCTAGCTTACAGAGATATGGAATTAAGGGAGATGCTAAACACTTTCTAAGTCATCCAATTATTAAAGCTTTGCATGAAGCTAGGAATAAAAAGATGAAAGAAATGTTAGCGAGTGGCAGTGTTAAGACTATCTTTGGTAAGGAAATTAAGGTGCCCGAAGGTAAGGCTAAGGAGAAGTTAAGAGCAATTAGAAGTATGCTAGCTCAAGAGGCCCAAGCTGTAGAGATGTACCTGTTACTGCCTGTTATAGAGCTAGCTAGTAAGACAGATGACTTCTTAATTACAGTGTGGCAACATGATGGGTTTAGTGTTAGCTTCAAACGTGAGGCTAGAAGAGAAAGAAACATTAGAAAGATACAGCAATTAGTACAAGAGAGAGCTGATCAACTAGGAATAATTACTTATCTAGAAGTAGAACAATTATAAAAGTGGACAGTTTTTGTACACTACCTCAAATGGCCAGGAGCTATACACAGTATGGTTCCTGGCCATTTTTTTATGTCTATATATACGTACCATGTAGGTTTAGTCCTTCCTCAACTTCTTCTTCTCCCTAATTCTCCTACACCTACCTCTCCTCTCTCACTCACTCTCCTAAACTTAACCATATTTACTTATTGGTAAACTAAGGGGCTAAAAAAAAAAAAAACTCACTTAATATCCTGTATACCTATTATGCGATCGCTCCTATTCCTTCTCTTACAAAATAAGGAGTAATTCAAAGTACAGTTTATTAACTAATGTATTTGTAAAGATGTATAAGTAATTTTAAAATGTAAGGACATATTATAATAATGAAGCATATAAATATATTCACAAGAAAAGAATAAGGGTTGTTGTTAATTAAATTATCGAGCGCTTTCAATAAATAAAGCGTAACCATAAGAGGAGAAAAAGCATTATAACAAGTAAAGAAAAAGTCTATGCGCCAGTCTTCCTTTTCCTTGTGTCCAGTTAAGTCACTAAACTCTTCCTCACTAAAGTTATACCCCATCTTTTTAGCTAACTTAACTATCTTACTCACTGGCATATGTCTGGTTTTATTAGCTAGCTTGTCATTATATTTCATTAAGCTAATAAACTTTAATACATTCTCTTTAGACATAAGAAGCAACTCTAATTCTTATTCTTTCCTAACTTAGCTTAATAATTTCTGATAACAGGATATTTACTTATTCTGTTTATCTACATATGACTACTAGTTATTCAACTTCTACTGCCAGCCACATTAAAGCGAATAGTATAGAGCCACCTATAGTTAATTTCTTAACCCAGCCTACTGGGGTACATAAAGTTACATAAACAGTACAGTCTAGTAAGACATCTTTTAGTCCTATTAAAGGAATAGCAAATATTACCACTGTGTATAACACTTGGTAAAAGATCATTGAAGTAATAGTAATTATTAATAAGTCACAGACTATTGCAAGAAGTACTATATCCTTACAAGCTTGTGGTAAGAATTCTCTTATTATGTCTGCTCTGACTTTACGTTGAGTCATATAATTTCATTTTATTATTACCTAATACATCTTAAGTAATAACAAACTGTCATGACCTCATGATAATTACTGTGCCCATGAATTAAATATTATAGGTTTAAGTAATTGTACCAAGAGTAATAAATAAAAAACCAAGGAGGTTTAATTCCCTGGTTTATTTGTAGATGTTTAGTTTTACACATACCCCCTCAAAGTAGAAACAACCGAACCCTTAGGTACGGTAATTACTAAATGTCAAATTTAAATTCTCATCTCTAGGATGGGAAACATGACTAACTCATAGTCATATCAACTATATATAAGGAGTAAATAACTATGGAATTCACACTAAATGTTCCTACAACTTTTGTTAGGTTTTCTATATCAATTAACGATGATCCTAATAGAAAGTTAGATATTAATGTAGGTTTTCCTGAAGAGAATACTGCAATTGACTATGCTATTTCTAATGCAGATGGTTTTCTTTCTAGTATTCAAGGTGCAATATCTAAAGAAGAGTTTGATACTTTAAAAGAAAATATTTATTCTATTTTCTTTAATGAGGAGGAGGAAGAAGATAAACCTTTTAATTAATATTTGAATATCTCTTTAGATATTAATTAATTAGATAGGTAGTGTTAGTAAACTATACACTACCTATATACCTTTACACTTTGTTAAATGACTTATTACTTAGATCTATGAAGCTAAATGGGTTAAAATTCTAGTAGCCAGTTGAGTAGCTAAATTGGTTAATAGCTTATTTTATAGAGACTGAAACCCTTATTATTACGTTATAGTTTACCCTCAGTTATCCTTTGCAGACCTCTGCCTTACCACTTGGCTATGCCGCCAGTACTAACTTTTTATTTATTTTACCTTACTTTTAGCTTTTTAGTAGCCAACAAAGTAGCCACTAGGGCAAAGGAGTAACTATATTAGCATAACTCAACTAGCTCACTTTTGATCGCTATCCGTACAAAAATTTATTGATCGCGCTTGACATACTGTGCCTTTACCCATAAGCTTGCCGCTACTGGAACCATAACTTTGCCGTCAACAACACTAGAACCCTCATTCTTGCATCAGCTAATTTTGGATGCAATCGACATTTTGGAACCATAACCTTGCCACTAGTCCAAATTGGAAGGATAAGCTTGCCGCGAGTCCAATCAAGCAAAGAAAGCAGGAAAGCGCCGGATTTTTTTAAAATGGAGCAGAAGCGGTTCATGCTGGTATGGGATAGGGACTTTCAGCTATCCATCTTTTCTGAGTAACTACTGGAGTATTAGAAGATCCTCCTAACCAGTGAGAATATTGCGAACAATAACCTAAACTGTATTGCCAGTTTAACCAGAGTAGTTGGCGATCGCAGTGCCATCGCTAGCAAGTTTTCGCTCGTATCAACCCCACTCAACTCAATGCCGGGGGCTTCGGATTATAGAGATAGGCGGATCGCAATTTGCCAATTTTTACATCAATCGATACGCGATGCGACTTGGGGATGGGTAATTGTCCGAATTGAATTGGTGGCAGATCCGTGTTTCTTGAAAGTTATCTCATTTATTCGGACAAATCTCCTGGCGCAACTTATCGCGGGTGGCGAGATAATCGTTTAAATAGTTGCAGCCCTGTGCTAGTAAATCATCTAAATCCAAACTCCATAATTTTATGGTTTTGTCGTCACTAGCAGAAGCTAAGGTTTTGCCGTCGGGACTAAATACGACGCTGTTGACTGAACCTTGATGTCCAGTCAGGGAGGTAATTTCTTTTCTCGTCTCTACATCCCACAATTTTATGGTGTTGTCTGAACTAGCAGAAGCTAAGGTTTTGCCGTCGGGACTAAACACAACGCTACTAACTATATATTGATGCCCAGTTAGAGAGGTAATTTCTTTTCCTGTCTTTAGATTCCACAATTTTATGGTGCTGTCCCCACTCGCAGAAGCTAAAGTTTTGCCGTCAGGACTAAACACGACGCTGCTGACCCAACCTCGATGTCCAGTCAGGGAGGTAATTTCTTTTCTCGTCCTCACATCCCACAATTTTATGGTCTTGTCCCAACTTGCAGAAGCTAAGGTTTTGCCGTCGGGACTAAATACGACTCTGCTAACTATGTATTGATGTCCAGTTAGGGAGGTAATTTCTTTTCTCGTCTCTACATCCCACAATTTTATGGTCTTGTCATAAGGGACTTCCAGAGAATAAAATATACAGTAATTAAAATGATAATCATTTTAAGTGTGAGAAAGCAGTTGCCGATAACAATCGCTTTCTCACCCCAATAAATTGTTAAT